ATTGGGTTAACGACGAGCACGAGCGTCGTTCGTGAACCCTCCGCCTGCGCATTGAGCACGCCCAGGTCCTCTCCGAGTGTTGCGGAGATACCTCGGGCGCCCGAGCTGCCCTGAGACCGATAGACAAGCGACTTGATGGAGTCGACGACCATCGGCTCGCCGGTGGCTGCGAAGCGTGACAGATGGTCTCGCAGCCTCGCCAGGTTGCCCCAAAAACCGATCGGAGCGCCAGGCTCACCCCATGGAAGGTAGTGACCGGTGGCGTTCAGGGCGATGTGACGCGCGAGAGTCGACTTCCCCGACGCGGGGCCGCCGTAAACGATCGTCACGCCCGGTCGAAGCTGGGCGTTCCCAATGACTGGGATCGGTCGCTCCGGTTCGGGCTCCGCCCGGAGGGTCGGACCGAGTTTTCCGGGATCGGGAAAGCGGTCGGCCTTGACCTCCGACGAATCTAGAGAAGAGAAACCCCCGAAGTATAAGTGCCCGTATGTCGAATCGGGAGTTCTCTTGACGAAGTCGGAAACGGCAACCGCCATACCCGATTCGATGACTTGTTCATCCATTGGCGTCATCCATTGTAATGGGGCGCGAGCCACTCACGGATCTCATCGGAATGAATGGTCTCCGAAAGGATTGCCGCAGCGGTCACCCCCGAGTTTGCGAGGTTGGAGTAGAACATCTTCTCCGGAGAGGTCAGCAGCTCAAAGTCGTCGGCGGTGAGCAATCCGAGGAGCTGTCGTTGGTCCTCAGCCATCCTGCTGATGAGGGAGTTGACGGAGGTGCCGAAGTGTTCAGCAAAGACCTTCTCCGTCCACTGCTCCACCGTCCTGAAGGCTGGGCTGTCTTCGTACGCAGCCTTACGGAAATACCATCCCGCGGCAGCGTACTCTCGAAAGTTGGCCCCGAATGACCGCTCGGGAACAAACCAGTTTACGACGTAGGAGTTGACGTTCGGAATCTCCGAATACGTACGTGTTCCACTTTGGGTTAGGACGCGTCCGAGATAGGAGATCGGCTCCTCCGGTTCAAGCGTGAGGTACGCTGAAACCGCATCCGAAGTAAGGGCCTGATCGAAGGATGGTCGGTCCCCGGGAAGGAGTCCGAACACCATGTCGTCGGCCGAGTTCTTGAGGGCGCGGGTCCACTTGTGACAGAGGATAGTTGGAACCCCAACCTCTAGGACGTCGCCGAAGGCTTCGTCCATGAGAATCAACCCGACAGAGGTGCCCCAGAGCTTGCCCATGTCAGGGTTGTTCGCGATACCTGATGGCAAACCGACCGATGCACCGAAGGTGTCAAGGTTGAAGGGATCGCCCAGCCATATCTCCGGGTCAATCTTGCTCTGCGCCTTGACAAAGGTTGGACAGGTCCACATCCACCAAAACACGGTGGCAACCTCATCCCCCCATCGATCAGCAATGAACTCACAGAACTCGCGTACTACAAAGAGAGGATACTGCTGATCGAATTGGCTTACATCAACGCCTACAACCTCATGGCCGTTGGCGAAGTGCGCCAGATCACCGGGTCTGGTGACCCAGGTAGCTCCGTACCTGCCAAGATAGACATCTCGGTACCCCGACATGATCATCCCCATGACATAGTTCACAGGTCCGCAGTGGCCGTAGGCGAGCCTCTTCCGGGTCCGAAACACAGGTGGGGCAAAGTCGTCGATGTACCGCGACGCAATGGCAGGCTTGTCAGCCTCACCGAACAGCCACTTCTGACCGTACACAACACGGTCTTTCGGGCGGAACGTTCCATCCTCATCTCGGGTGACACGGTCCGCCTGATCGCGGTGTGTCGCCGAGTGGGCAAAGATCCATTGGTGATCGGTGTAGAGGTCGGGAAGCTGGCGATTTCTCACCTTCTTCTTGATCTCCCCGAAGTTGCGGAGACCCTCCCGGGCAATGCCCAGTTTGTAGTCCATATCCGTGGTGAATCGGGGAAACACGGAGGACGACTTCTTCTGGATTCGGTAGGGAGTCGTGGGGTCCCACTCACCGAACATCGCCTTCAACACCTCGATGAAGATCTCGCGATGGCGAGGCTTCACCCAGGACTCTGGTGCCCGATACCGATTGTCGTAGTCAGGAGTCGGGTCGGGTCGCATCCCATGTCCAGCAAGGGTTTGCAACCGTGAGAGATCTCCCACCAGACCATTGGTGGTGAGGACCCCTTTTTCTTGCTCGGCCAGGCCGATGTTCTCCTCGAGTTTGAAACGAAGATCGAGAAGAAATCTCGCGTAGGGAACTGAGGGCTCCATGGAGGTGCGAGTGCTGATCCCCGGAAAGATCTCCACCGCCCGGTCCACGGGTGGCATCATAGAGAAGTTGCGCCGAGGTCCAAGCAGCGATAGGGACTTTTCTGTACCCCGTCGTACCTTCTCCCGGTCAAGGATGTGTCTCCCGGACTGATCCACCTTCGACCATGAGTGCCTCAGCTCCTCCCTGTATGGGGCTGAGCTTGGGTATGCCATTACTCGAACACCCTCGCCTCTTCGTTGAGATCCGGTAGTTCGAAGACACCCGGTTTCACGGCGACGATCTCCGCCTGCAGTTCCATCAACGAGATCTGGGGAACAAGCATCGGGAGAGCGTCGGACACCGGATTGTAAGCCTCGTGTTCGAGCATGGAGTAGTCAACCTCCGCGCGATCGAGTATCGCGAGAACGGTCGATGCGGGAACGTCCACCACCAGGTTGAGAACGAGGGTGTAGCCCTCACTCACCTCCTGGAGATGAAGCATCTCCCCAAGAGCGGTGATGGTCTGAATCGTCAGTCGATCCGGCAGCGGGGATTGCTGCATTTCACGGGTGACGAGCACTCGGTGCCGAGTGTTCATAGCACTCCTCCTTTTTGTTGTTGGACAACGTGTTCAGCGTAGAGAGAGTAACGTCGTGAGGTCCTGCAATGGACAAACGGTTTGCGTCTTCGTTCGCCCAACGCCTGATCATAGCTGTCGTACAGGAAGGCTAGCAGTCCCTGCAGCCTGCCGTTGACACCGTCTCTGACCTTTCGATCGAAGTCGGGGTCGATGTCGAGATCGCGGAGAGTTCCCATAATCAGGATTTCGAAGGCGTTTGCCAGGTGGACAAAATCCTCCTCCCTGAGTAGAGTGGGGTGCGAATGCAACTGCTCAGGCCATTTCTGGTCCAGCTGTTCCATTCTATAGTACACGGCATCGTCGAAGGCCGTGTGCCATGCGGCCGACGTCCATCGTAGAAGGAGTAGTGTCTTCTCCATCCCTAGGCCGTCTCTCCGCCTTCGCGGAGTCCACACCTTTTGTGCGGTTAGGTTGCTTACCAGTCTTTGTGGTCGTTGCTCAGTCAATCTACTCTCCACTTGACATGTTATGTCAGAGCTCTTCATCCGACACCACTTATGGATGCACATGTACATCCGCCATGGTGGCTTTGAACCTCTAACTCCGCAGGCCCTGCTAAGACACACCTCGGGAGTTGCAAGCAATCCTCTGTGGCCCCTTGGGGTTGACTCTGCGTTTCTCAGTTACCCGTTAAGGACGTCTCATGAGACTCCATGGAGGGCTATTCCTCCGGTACATTGCTGCACCGTTTTCATCCTAAACCACGAGTAGGACCCTTGCGGGCGGAAAACCCTACGTTGCAGAATAGGCCTACGACGACCCAATCGTCTGGGTGCCGCGTTCCATGATACCGATATCATAGTTTTTG